ACGATTTCACCAATACCGGTGCCGTAGATTTCTGCCATCAATTCAATTTGATCGACAGATTTCTTGATCTTGTCCTTCTTGAAGTCCTCCATCAGCTGCTTACGCAGGGCTTCAATGTCCAGCGGAGAACCGTCAACGTCACGAACATCGTCTTCGATGTCAAAGAAGTCTCCATTACCGAAGATAGCTTCGACAATCTCAGCGTGGCGAGTCTCTACCGCCTGTTGGGTGGCTGGACTGATGATGCGAGAGCGTTCCGAATCACGAGTGCGATCATTTGGATCCCATACCCCACGAAAGATACGCTCGTACTCAAGCCAAGAATCAAGATAATTAGCATCCCGATGATCTCGCCATCGCATGATATGGTCAGTAATCCAAGCCGTGAGTTCTTTTTCGTTCTCAGTAGGCTCTTCAAACTCTTGGTTATGCATTTCTTTTTCCATTATTCCATATCCTCAATAGAGCTATCTAGAGCATTGTCGTCTATTTCTACTTTGGAAGACGTAATAGGGCCACCGACAAGCCACGCACTACAAGTTCGATCCGCAGCGCACTTGAAGTCAAACAGTTCGCAGTAGCCAAGATTAGCAGACTTCATTACATCTTCTGCGTATCCTTCTTTTTCCTTGTCAATGCCGTACTTGATGCACTCTAGCATCTCAGGAGTTTGGATAAAAGCAGAACAGTTGCCACAGCGCATAGACTTTGCTTGTGCTCGACTGGTTTGCCACTCGTTTGCTTTATCGTTCCAAAAGGCTTCGTTAGGTAATTCAGGATTAGCAGGGCCGTATCCATACTCTTTGAAAGCATGGTCACGGTTCTTGAGATTAACATGAATGTCTTGAGTTGCAATAGGGCACTTCATTACCATTTCACCTTGTTAGCCCAGAATGCGGCAGACATCTTGCCTTTGGCAATGTTAGCAGCATGGCGAGCCTTGAATGCTTCGTTTCGTTTAGAGCCTTCCGGAGAACCAGAAACACCCTGTTGACCAAAACGAATGGTTTTGATTTGATCGCCTTCTTTGGCTACGACAATGTGGCTCTTGGTTGGATGGTCAGGTGTGCGCTTAGGTTTGTTGTAGCCAGAGACACCCGCACGAGATAATCGTGAGTCTTTAGTAGCCACTTTTCTTAACCTTCTTAGCGGTCTTGGCCGCATCCTTAAAGTCCTTAGCCGTAGGAGCACCCTTGGTACCGGGCTTACGCATCTTTTCGCCACTACCGGCTTCAATGCGCTTGCGCTTGGCGTTGATGTTTGCGTAAAGTCCAGGTTTCATTTAATACCCCGCTATTTTGTCAAGGATAATGTATTCGTCTTCTTCGTAATCCTGTTGGTAGGATACGACAGCTAATTGGTCAATGTAAGACAAAGCATCTACCAGATCGTCGTGTACGCCGGTGGTAGGGAACATCAATAACTGATCCTTCAGTTCGTCCCAATCTTCGTCCTCATTAAAAGTGACACGACCGTGTTCCATGCGCCCTTGCAGCGCCCAAATAACACGATCAGCTTTCTTTTTATTGCCGTGCGTAAGGTCTTGAATGTGCGCATAGATGTTGTTCTTTCTCATCAAGTCGTTGAGATAAGGCAACACAGCATTCTTAAGCGCACCACGCTCAATGCCAACAGCAATAGGTTCGAAGTCTCGAATAGTCTTTAAAATGTTTACGGCAGTCTCTCGTATATCCCACCGACCATGAACAATTTTGTGTACGAACCAATCACCGTCATCTGTCACCTTTACGATAGCAATTGCAGATTCATCTAATTTTTTCTTGGCAGCACTTGCGTTCTTTGCCACATCTTCAAAGCCTGCCAAGTCAATAGCCACAACATAAGAACCATACTGAGGTTCTTTTCCTGTCTTGAACCATTGTTCCTTGAAGACATCAGCACCAGCAGTATCAAACGAAGACAAATATTCCTGCTTGAAAGCAAAGGAGCTTAGTGTTCGCTTGGCTGCTTCAATTTCCTTTGGATCAATTGTTTCATTGTCTTGAGTCGTGAAATGCCAAGACTTCCACTCTTCGTCTTCGCCAGACTGTCCAAGATTAAAAACATCATAAAACCAGTTGCGGCCACTAGGAGTAGAAATAAATAATGCACGACCTTTGCGATCCGACAAAGCCGCACGAAGGATTTTTTGCCATACATCTTCTTTTACGAATGCACATTCGTCAAGAACAAGATAAGTTAAAGACACTCCTCGTAAAGAGTCTGGATTATCAGCTCCTCTTACTAAAATTTTTTTTCCGTTTATAAGTGTTATCTCTAAATTATTGATGTGACTTGCCTTGATGACTGGCCGTCCTAGTTCATGAAGTAAGTCCCAAATAATTGTTCTTGCCTGTCCCATTGTTGGAGCAACGTACATTACAGACGATCCGTCTGGGCAGTTAAGGGCTTCAATCAAAAGAGTTACAGCAGACAACCTAGACTTACCACATCGCCGTCCAGCAGCAACAACTTTAAATCTTGAAGTGTCTTTAAACACCTCCTGTTGCCATTTCAGAAGATGGAAGTTTAGTTCTGCCATTTGCTGTAGTTTCCTTTTTCTTTTAAGTACTGAATTGCTTTTTGCAACAAATCAGGAGAGTCTTTAAAATGTCCCAGTCCTCGATTACAGTTTGTGCAAAGAATCCCCCGTACTTCCCCTGTTATGTGGTTGTGGTCTATGTGCAGATTGTCATGCGTTCCACACATTTCACAGCCGTTCTTTTTCATTTCAGCAGCTTGTTCAGGTGTTAACCCATACCGCTTTTTCAATTTACCAGCAAATGTTTGACTATTGTAACACGGTTTACAGTAAGTTCCTAGCCCGTCTTTTGTTGTTTTGTGTTTATGGAAGTCAGAAAAAGGCTTGACTTCATGGCACTTATTACATTTCTTCATTGTGATCCTCTTGAGAAGGAAACGGTGTTTAGACCCCCGCACCGTTAAACGAGGCTCAAGCCCATCACTGGGTGTCTATATCTATAACATCGTCGGCTGTCTCCAGCTTTGGTTGGTTCAGTCCTGTAATGTTGATGCTGATTTGTGGGACTCCGCCACCTTGCTTTGAAATGTCAAAAGCCGAGACAGGCACCACCCGATCCATAATCAGCTTCCAAGCAGCAGCTTGGTGTGCATGTTCATCGTTAAGTGCAGCTTCGTATATTTTCTCTAAGACCTTAGCACTCTTAGGACTGTTCAACATCCTAAGCTTATAGTCATTGATAATGGCTGCATCGCCTGGGGGACGACCACGTTTACCTAAAGTTCGTGACTTTGTTTCGACAAGGTCAGATTTAGACGGTCTTCCAATCTTGTTTCCATTGGGCTTGGTCATGTGTCTTTATCCTTTAAGGAGACAATCCTACATATAAGTACTTATAAAGTAAACTTATAATATAAATTATTAATAGTTAATATTATAAGTACTTATAATGTATTACTTATAATATTTAACATCTATGACTTCTATGACTTCTATGCCTATAGAGTCCTTCTTTGTTTACATCATAGTACTATTATAACACAACTTTGTCTCTTTGTCAAGTCTTTTCTTGTCTTTTTGTTAAAATTCTTTTATTTGCCTCCCTCTAAAGCCTCCCTTTCAGGGTGTCCGTCTTCCGTTCATGGTCAAATTGACTCTGTCCCCATTTTCTTAGACGTGACAAACAGTTACGTAACTTTATAGACTCACTCTGTCCCTAATTTATTAGGTCTAATTTTACTCTTTTGTGAACGCTAGAGGCTCCACCAAAATAAACTCACACAGCTCGACCCCTCCCCCGGTCTTTGATGGCCTGGCACGAATCTTGCATGGTCTTTGTTGCAGTGCAATATCAGTGATTGCTTATATAAGCATACACTATAGGTAGCGTATCAGTCCATGCTTATACACTATAGGTAGTGTCTGGCATAGTTCTTGCATGGCTTATTGAGAATGCGTTTGCAATAGCAGAACGTGGGAGGCGATGTAGCACCCTCTTAAGCCTTCAACGACATTTCTAATCAGCTGGAAAGCAACTAGGGAAACTACCTATAACCCTACACTTGCGTCAGGTATTGTTTAGTGCTACAGTCACTACATCGACAACGCAACTGGAGCACGTAGATGGAACTGAACAAGTGTCTTAGCATGGCAGAGAAGGCTGCAGAGAAGGCCAAGCCCTGGATTCTCAAGCATCACGGGAAAGTCTACACGGCCGTGTTCAATCAAAAGGAATGGGTGTATGATGTATTCGAAGACGGCATGTTTTACCTTAAGGTCAATAGCAAGTCACCAGCCAAGGCAAAGCAATTCCTTCAACAATGGCTGTCTAACTAGGGGTTTATCCCTATAGACTACACAGGCAACACAGGCACAATCAACACATCATCAACAGCCAACACAGGAGCATTCCATCATGGCTATCGTTCAAACCGCATCGTTCTATGACTTCCGTAACGCTTTCGAGCGTATGGGTAGGGACAATCAATTTTCACGTGACGGGCTAGCAGGACTGTTCGAGCATCTGGAGCTGCTGTCTGAAGACATTGGACAGGATGTGGAGCTGGACGTTATCGCCATCTGCTGTGACTACAACGAAGATTCATTCTTAGATGTTGCACGTAACTATGACATCGATCTGTCTGATTGTGAGGACGATGACGAAATCCGTGAGACTGTGCTAGACTACCTGAACGACAACACGACGGTGGCATGGTCTGACGATGACACTGTGGTGTATGCTGCGTTCTAAGGGATCAACCATGAAAAACACTGTATTCGGGTCAACTATCGTTGACGCTATCGCCCTGGTGGTGATCTTCGCTGGTCTTGGTGTCTTGCTTGCAGGAGGGTTCTAATCATGTTCAAGAAAATTTCTCAACAACTTGTCACAAAGCAACAACTTGAAGGGATAATTAAAGCATGGGGGACGGATTCTAAAATTCCCTCCAAAGGTACAAAGGAAATTGTATCCTGGCCTTTGGCAAAGGAATTTGTAGAGTTGACATACACTGACAATGTAGGGGACTCCGGTAAAAGGCTATATTCCATTGAGTATTTCCGGATCACGCTTGATGAGTCAGAGGAATAAATCATGTATGCTGTCATTTTCAAGTCTAGTGGCATTGTCGCCTATCGCAACAGTGACCGAACACAATGCAAATTATGGGCATTGTGGAACGATCACCTTGATGCTAATGGCGAACCTATGGGACTATTCCGTATTGTGAAAACCTCAAACTGACCAACTGAAGGAAAATTGACCATGAAAACCATCATCTACAAAAACTTTGCCATCGTTGAATTCAAGAAGGCCGGTAAACCCTCAAAGTTCGATGTCTTCAACCCGAAGGGAAAACTGTCACGCATTTGCAAGAGCGAACAGGCAGCGAAGTGGCGCATCACCCGTGCTCTGAACACTGCCAAGCCCTGATCATGTTAGTGTTCACTGACTCAAACAAGCTGCGCGTTGTTTATGTTTTCGATTCGGACATACCCGACGAGTATGAAATAGAATTACTTGATAAGGAAACAGGCGACACACTCCAAAGGATCAGACTGAAGACATGCAAAGAGCAAGTAATCGAAATGGCCAAGTGGATGACAGTATGAACAAGGAATGCCCCAGGAAGGGGTCTAAAACGCCCGTGGAGGCGCTTTTATGGTGCTCGGAATGTTCGGAGATGGTCAAACGCTCCGATGGGCTGAAAAACTGGCCTTTCCCGACCTATAAAGGTCAACCGCTGGAGCCTATAAAATACTCAAGACAACCTAGGGTAAACCCTGAGTGGTCAGATGCTTTGCTATAACTGTTGTAAATAAACAACACATGAAAGGAATCAAGCATGCGCTGCGTTTGCTGCAATAAAAATCTTAACGACTACGAATCAACCCGTAAGCATGCCCTCACAGGGGCTTATCTTGACCTGTGTAATTCTTGCTTCGCTGAAGTGTCTACCATGGCCGATGTTCCTGTGACGACACGGGAAGACCTAGCAAATTGCTCGGACATCGAAGAAGCTCTTGACACGGATCAAGATGTAGTCTATAATGATCTGTATAGGGAAGAGAACATAAAAGAATGAATGTTATATGTTTACTTTAATAGTAAATTTATACATTTTAACTGTTAATGTTAACTTTTAAGAGAAAATTATGCACATTGATGACGATCTGAGCACCCTGGAAGGGGAATATCTGAGGTCTCTAGGTGACAACCAAGCATTCCAGGAAGAATGCTATTACTTTGGGACTGTCCATGCCATTGTCGATTTGATGCGCTTGTATGGGTTTGAGGCTGTCATGAAGGACATAAACCGTGTGATGTCTGAGTGGGATGAAGAACGGTGATAGTCTTGATGTCTACAATTCTTGTGGTGGTCTTATCATGTTTGATCGAAAAGTAATCAAAATTCAGGTCAAGGGCTGTCACGATAGCCTGTTATGGTACAGTCAATACATCGGTGAACAGTTTGATGTGGTCTGGTTTGATCCTGACGAGGCTGTTTTCTGGGTACGTGAACGTGACTTGTATCAGGCTAAGAACTGGATTGCATGCAAAGATGCGGAGATTTTACAATGAAGAATCAACCCGAAGCCTTGCGCTTGGCTGATGCGCTTGACAGCGAATCAACGACAGGGCGTATCAGCAATTACACGGGAAGAAAAGCCGCCGCCGAACTGCGCCGCCTGAGTGCGGAGAACGCGGAACTGTTGGGGGCACTGAAGACGATGCTGAATTGGGTGCCCGTGTACCCGAAAGGTGCAGATGGCATTGTGGGCGGTAGGGAAGCGCACAAAGCGGCGATTGAAAAAGCCCGCGCAGCCATTGCAAAGGCAGGAGAAACCAAATGACCACACAACCCGAAGCCCTGCGGCTGGCTGATGACCTGCAATCAGGGCATTTTGAGATGGCGATGTTTGCTGCTGAAGAACTGCGCCGCCTTTATCAATCAGAGCGCGAAGGATGGCGATGGGCAGATGAACTAGAGCAGGAGCGCCGCCGCCTTCATGCGGTGAATGAGGAACTGTTGAAGGCGTTGAAGTCTGTCATGGCGTTGCCCGATCACCTTATTGATGTTCGTGATGAAGCCAAAGCGGCCCGCGCAGCCATCTCAAAGGCAGGGGGTGAAGCATGACAGACACCCAACTTGCGCTGATCATTGGCATCACATACATCGCCCCGCACATTCCCAAGCCTGTTGCTCTAGCGTTTGGCTTGATCTTCTTAGGCTGCGCGGCAGTCATTCGCTTGACCGGGGGTGAAGCATGACAACACTGAGAGAAGCAGCGGCCCTTGCGCTTGAGGAGCTTGAGCGCGGCTTGCAGTTTGGGAGCGTGACGCGGGCCATCACCGCCCTCCGCACCGCGCTCACAGTGCCGGGAAACGACTACGAGCGGGGCTTTGTGGACGGCATGTCACATCAGGTCAAGTCCAGTGTGGACAGGGCTGTAAACGCGATGGCACGCAAGCCGTTATCGGATGAGGAGATTGAGGCAATCCGTCAGGTCGATGACTGCGGAGAGGATGCGCCCGAGTTCACGCGGATTTTCCGTATTGCCGAACGCGCACACGGCATTGGAGGTGAAGCATGAGCAATGAGCCTGTGGCGTGGTGGATTCCTGAGCACAAGCATCCCGACATGGTGAGCAAAGTCAAATGGAGCGATGAGTGCAAACCCCTCTACACCCGCCCCGTAGACGACACCGCCCTTCCCCGATTGCTTCGGATCATGGGCACGTTTGACCTTGCCACAGGGCACGCATCCACTATGGATGAGGCTCTCGATGAGTTGGAATCAGAACTGCGGGATGTGTTGGGGTACTACCGGACGGCGAAGCCTGACGACACCGCCCTGCTGCGGCAGGCTTTGGAGGCGTTAGAACGCGCAGCGTTGCAGCCAGTTGGTCAGAGTACACACGATGCCATCACCGCCCTGCGCGAACGACTGAAAGGAACAGAATGAGTGCATGGCTGATCGCTGTCACTGGCTTTATCTACCTCGGCGTAGCTCTGGAGCAGCTATACAAAGGCAATACGCCTATGTTTGTCTGTTACATTGGATACGCATTCGCTAACATTGGACTGTATAGGATGGCAGCATGAGTTTAAGAGAAGCAGCGCAGCAGGCGCTTGAGGCGTTGGAGCAAATACGCACACCGCTTCGCATAAATACAGCACTAGATGCTTACGATGTATCTAGAGCTATCGCCGCCCTGCGCACCGCGCTGTCGGAGCCTGAGACTGAGGCTGATACATACAAGCGGCTGTACGAGTTGCGTGGCAAAGCGTTGGAGCGTCCGTGCTTTCATTGCGGCTACAAACCGAGAAAGATTTATCCGATGGAGCAGCGCACGGAGCCTGAGCAGGAGCCTGTGGCGTGGCGATATGAAGCCGCAACGGCTATTTTTGAGTCGGGCGAATATGGCGGTTGGCAGCGACAAATTTCTGAGAAGGAGCCGTGTGCGCCGGAAAACTCAATCCGCAACCTGCAACCCCTCTACACCCACCTACCGCAGCACAAGCCGCTGACGGATGAGGAGATTGATGCCGTAACCATTGAGCAGTGGGGCGAGATGAAGGGTTACCCATTAGCGGCGCATCGGGCCTTTGCCCGCGCCATCGAACGCGCACACGGGATTGGAGGCGAAAAATGAACACTAAAATGCTTGTCAAGGCACGGAAGTTGTGGAATAACCCTGACGCTAGTATGGAATTAAACCGTGCAAACATGCGAAAATGGGTGAAATCTGTTAGAATGTTGGGTTCTAATTGGCTTTTGGCTGTTCCTGTGGAGAAGAAGACATGAAAAGAGTCGATATCATTGTATTGGTTCAAGAAATCATTATTGCTAATCCTAATCCTAATCCTCTTGACTTCAGGCTGACCAGCCTAGAACAGATTGAACACTTTGTAGAGCTTGTTGCTGAGTTTGTTAGAAAAGAGGAGAGACAATGACCCGCGACGACATTATCCGCATGGCGCGGGAGGCAGAACTTGAGGAATGGGTTATTGTGGATCACTGGGACGAGCTTGAACGCTTCGCTGCCCTTGTTGCCGCTGCCGAGCGTGAGCAATGCGCCACTATCGCAAAGGACTGGGACAAAGACCACCCGAATACAAACTACGGGGGCTGTATTGCCATCGCCATCAGAGCAAGGAGCGAAAGTTGACAGAATCAAAGTTCGTGAAGCACATTGAATGTCCGTCCTGCGGCAGTTCAGACGCTAATGCTCTGTACGATGACGGGCATACTCACTGCTTCGCTTGTAACACTACGAGGATAAGCGTGGAAGACACTCAACAAGCACCGAAACCGCCCAAGGCTAAGAGCCTGAGCGTTAGCGGCACTATCAGGGGCATCCCTGAGCGTGGTATCACTCGTCAGACTTGTGAGAAGTTCGGGGTCTTGCAAGACGACGTAAATCATTACTATCCATACTTTGACAATGATGCTTCTATTGTTGCTTACAAGGTCAGGAACGTAGAAGAAAAGAAGTTTTCTATCCGTGGAGACTTCCAGCAGGCTAAGTTGTTCGGTCAAAACCTGTTCCATCAGGGAGGTAAGTATGTCACTTTGGTTGAAGGTGAATTGGACGCACTTGCTGCTTACCAGCTTACCGGGAGTCAGTGGCCTGTTGTGTCTATTCGTAATGGTGCTAACGCAGCCCTGAAGGACTGCAAAGCACAGTTTGAGTGGCTGGACAGTTTCGAGAATATTGTAATTTGCTTTGATGCTGATGAGCCTGGACGCAAGGCAGCCAAAGAAGTGGCTGAGTTGTTTGGGCCTAAAGCGAAGATCGTAAAACATCTGTCGGGGTTCAAAGATGCTTGTGACTACCTCATTGCTGGCGCGACTAAGGAATTTGTTTCGGAGTGGTGGAAAGCAGAAGTCTATGTACCGGACGGTATCGTTAACTCGGCTGATCTTTGGGACTCTGTTAGCACTCCCGAGCAGCCTGCTAAGGCGCATTACCCGTGGAAAGGGCTGAACAAGCTGCTGTATGGCATCCGTGACGCTGAATTGATTACCGTCACAGCCGGGTCAGGCTTGGGCAAGAGTCAGTTCCTGCGAGAGATTCTGTATGGACTGCTCAAGACTACGGACTGGAAGATTGGGGCAATGTTCCTGGAAGAGTCTGTACGCAAGACAGCACGAAGCATCATGTCAGTACACGCTAACAAGATGCTGCACTTGCCAGACACTCCAGTGACCGGCGAAGAACTGAAAGAGGCCTTCGATGCGACTCTGGGGACTGGGCGTGTGTTCTTGTTCGATCATTTCGGATCGCTGGAGGTTGAGAATGTACTGAACCGTATCCGTTACATGGCTAAGGCTTTGGATTGTAAAGTTGTGTTTCTAGACCACATCAGCATTGTGGTGTCTGGACAGGAACTGAACGATGAACGAAAGGCTATTGACAATCTGATGACTAAGCTACGTACACTGGTACAGGAGCTAGGAATTACGTTGTTCTGTGTGTCTCATCTTCGTAGGCCCACGGGCAACGCAGGACATGAAGATGGTCAGGCAGTGTCATTGTCTCAGTTGCGCGGATCAGGAGCGATTGCTCAGTTGTCGGATGCAGTGATTACACTGGAGCGTAATAGCATGGCAGAAGACCATAGTGAACGACACACAACGAAAGTTTCTGTTGCCAAAAACCGTTACTCAGGCGACACCGGGCCTGCAATGTCTCTTTTTTATGATACCTACACTGGACGCATGATTGAGGTTGAGGACACACTATGATGCAAGTTTTCTTTGATTTGGACTTGGAAGTTGAGTTTGACGTATACAGGGGCCATCCTGCAACACGGGATGATCCTGGCGAGCCTCCGTACGTTGTCATCACTTCAGTTCAGTACAACGGACAAGACATTGAACTGACCGATAAAGACATGGACAGACTTACAGAAATTCTGTACGATCAAGGGGTACTTGATGATGATGGATATTGACTCATTGGTAGGACGCATGGTAGAATTGGAAAGCAAGTACGACGAACTGTTGCGGCTGCATCAAAGTTTGATCCATGAGTATGAGGAACTGAAAGCCAAATATGAAAAGGCTTGTGCTGGACATCGAAACATCGACGGATCACCGTACGATACACTTGGTAATCACTAAAGACATTGACAGTAAAGAGATAAAGATATGGAAGGAAGCCGCGACCCTCGTGGAGTATTTAAAGGACGCTACGTTAATAATCGGCCAAAACATTCTGGCGTTCGATGCTCCGATCCTAAATCGTACATGGGGGACGAAGATTCGTTTGAGCCAATGCTACGATACTCTAATAGTGTCAAGGCTGCTCGATCCGAGTCGAGAGCAAGGACACAGTCTGGAGGCGTGGGGGAAGACACTCGGGAAGGAAAAGATTGACTATGCTACGCGTTGGGAGGAACTTGCTGGACGAAAGCAGTCCTACAAAGGTGAATGCTTTGACAATCCTTTCTCTGATCTTCTGGTGGAATACTGTACGGCAGACGTAGAAGTTACTGAGTTGCTGTATCGTAGGCTAACAGAAGAAGTCACTCGAAAAGAGTTCAGTCAGGAGTCTGTTGACCTTGAGCACAAGGTAGCGGCTATCATTGCGGAGCAAGAACGAAATGGATTCAAGCTGGATCAAGAATACGCAACCTTGCTACTTGTTGACATCAAAGGACGAATGGCAGAAGTATATGAGTCAATGCAACAGCGATGGCCTTCATACGAAGTGCCGAGAGTCTCAGAAAAGACAGGAAAGCAACTCAAGCCGTTGCTGGTTACTTTCAACCCAGGTTCGAGAAAGCAAATCGGAGAAAAACTGATTGAGCTTGGCTGGAAGCCTGAGAAGTTTACCGAGACAGGACAGCCGATGGTTGACGAATCTATCCTGTCGAAGATCGAGCTTCCTGAGGCTAAACTGGTTGCTGAGTACCTGATGCTTCAAAAACGTGTGGCACAGATTGAATCATGGATGGAAGCTGTAGGCTCTGATGGCAGGGTGCACGGTAGGGTTATCACCAACGGTGCCGTGACAGGCCGTATGACGCACCAAAGCCCTAACATGGCACAGATTCCCAATGCAGGGTCTGTCTACGGGCCTGAGTGTCGTCAGTGTTGGACGGTTGAGCCTGGGAATGTCTTGGTAGGCTGTGACGCATCGGGTCTAGAACTTCGGATGTTGGCACATTACATGAAGGATGATGATTATGTCAAGACGGTTGTGGAAGGGTCTTCCAAGGACGGAACTGATGTCCACACGAAGAATCAAAAAGCAGCAGGACTACAGACACGGGATCAAGCAAAGACGTTCATCTACGCTTTCCTCTACGGGGCAGGGCCATCAAAGATTGGTTCTATCGTTGGTGGGTCGGCAAAGGACGGTGAAAGACTTACGAGTTCCTTCCTTAATGCGACTCCCGCACTCAAGGCTCTACGAGATAAGGTATCCAAGTATGCAGGCAAGGGCTTTGTACCGGGGCTTGATGGTCGTAAGATTTGGGTACGCTCCGAGCATGCAGCGTTGAACAGTCTTCTACAAGGAGCAGGGGCTATCGTGATGAAGAAGGCTCTGTGTCTCTTCTATGATAAGATCAAGAAGCACAAATGGCCTGTGAAGCTGGTTGCCAATGTCCACGATGAGTTTCAGTTTGAGTGTACTGCCAGTATTGCCGAAGAAGCAGGCAAGGCAGCACGGCTGAGCATCATCGAGGCAGGTGAGCATTTCAAACTACGGTGTCCTCTGGACGGGGAGTACAAAATTGGCAGAAACTGGAAAGAAACGCACTGATAAGGCTCCCCAAGGAATTGTCATCATTCGGGCAGCTGAAGATGGCTTTGAACTGAAGTTTTCTCAGGAATTGAACTATGAGGATGCAAAGTACCTTCTTGTAGAAGCCCTATACATTTTAGGGTTTTATGAAGAAAGTTCTTGCATTCCTGACAATATGACGCTACAATAGTAGCATAAACACACGAAAGGACTAACATGAACCTTAACCTCGAAATCAACGAAATCAACTTCATCCTGCAAGTTCTTGGCGAACTGCCTAGCAAGACCGGAGCATTTGTGCTGATTCAGAAGATCGAAGCACAAGCTAAGGAGCAAGGCAAAGCACAAGAGCCTGCTAAGACTGAAGAGTGATCGTAAGCGGCTGTGGTGGAATCGGTAGACACAGGAGACTTAAAATCTCCCGGCATACGCTGTGTGGGTTCGAGTCCCGCCGGCCGCACCATTGTAAAACTGAAAGGAAGATGAAATGAGTAGTGATAACAAGCCTGTTCGCGTTGCTGGTGAGCTTTTCTGGGCTAACTGGATGGCTGAGTTCAACACCAAGTTTAACGAAGACAACACGAAGTACGAATGCACTCTCGGTATGCTGTCTGACAAGGCTTGCGAAGCCCTGGAAGAGTTGGGCATCAAGATCAAGAACAAGGACACCATGGGCAAATATATTGTCGGTAAGTCTAAGTTCGTGTTTGAGCCTGTGGACGAAGACGGTAACCCTGTGGACATCAAGAAGATCGGTAATGGAACCAAGGTGGTTGCTCTGGTTACCTCTTATCGTCACAAGATGTCTGCAAAGTTCGGCTCTGCTCCGAGCATCCAGAAGCTGATCGTAACGGAACTGAAGACCTACAATCCTGAAGGCGCAGTCAAGGAAGAAACGGAAGATGTCCTCTAATCCTAGTCTGGCTCTCGTAGATGCTGATGTGATGGTTTATCGCATTGGCTTTGCGTCAGAGAATGACTCCGAGAGCATTGCTAGGGCTAGGCTTGTCGAGTGGTTCACTGACATTGTTTATATTGACCTCAAATGCGAGGACTACAAAGCATGGATCACCGGCAAGTCTAACTATAGGTATGACATTGCCAAGACTGTTCCGTACAAGGGAAACCGCAAGGACATGAAGAAGCCCAAGCATTACGAGTATCTTCGTGATGTCTTGGTGAAGCGTTTGGGTGCTGAGGTGACTGAGGGCGAGGAAGCCGACGATGCTGTGGCTATTGCTTCTGCACAGAACCCAAGTGCTTGGATTGTTCATGTGGATAAAGACCTGGATCAACTTCCGGGGCTTCATTACAATCCTGTCAAATGCGAGAAGTACACGGTCACTGAATTTGAAGGACTACGAAACTTCTACAAGCAAATGCTGACAGGGGACAGAACAGACAACATTGAGGGCATTCACGGTATTGGGCCAGTCAAGGCAAACAAGATACTGAGTGAATGTAAGACTGAACAAGAACTGTATGAGGCCGTATGGAAGACGTATCAGAAACACGAACTGTCGCACGAAAGACTGACCGAAAACGGGCAACTGTTGTGGCTGCGAAGGACACCGGGACAAATGTGGTTGCCTCCTTCGACCTCGCAGGATGCAAGTGGACAGTCCTGAGTGTAGCGCACATGACTGAGATGGGTTTATGCGATCCGGAGACTCACACGATAAAGATTCGTGCAGCATTGCCGGAACAGGCTCAGGAGGCTACTTTTTACCATGAACTTGTCCATGCGATTATGTTTACTATGGGTAAAACAAATCACGATGAGGAGTTTGTTGATACTTTCGGCGGTCTTCTTCATCAGTATTCTAGGACAATGAATGAAACCAAGTAGCGCAAAGAACAAGGGCAGGCTGTTGCAGCAATGGACAGCTAAGAAGATGTTGGAATATGCGCCTACTCTAGAGCCTGACGACGTGGTAAGCACCAGCATGGGCGCAGGTGGCGCTGACGTTAAGCTGTCTCCTGCTGCTCGTAAAGTGTATCCATTCCAGATCGAATGTAAGTCTCATGCTAAGATTGCTGTGTACGATTTCTATCGTCAAGCAGCCGCACACGGGACTTATGAGCCTCTGGTAGTGATTAAACAGAATCAGTGCAAGCCATTGGTAATTGTAGACGCTGATTACTTCTTTAAGGTGTTCAATGAAAATCGAAATCCCTGATGACTTTTTTGATGGCTTTATTATCCAAGCATTGCAGGACGGG